TGCGCTCGTAGTTTTGGAATGTGGTACTTGTGTCCATGTGTATAAAGGCTTAAGAAATTACTTGATTACTTCGATTAGTTGGTAAGTGTCGGCATCAATTATGACGGCTGATACTTCAACGATTAGTGGGTACTGTGCTGCCTTTGCCTTTGCGATTGGAAGCTCTGAGAGGTCGGTGTTCGGCACCTCGAGTTCGTAAGCGATGAAATCGTTCATCGTCTCGTGCCAAATAAGGTTCATGCCTGACTTGGTAATTGCGGTAATTTGTGTGATTGTGTTCATTGTGTAAGTGTATAAAGGTTTGAAAGTTTAAGGTGAATGGGCGGTAGTTAGCCGCCCGGTGGGGTTAGTTTATTTTGTAGGCCAAGGTTGTATCAGTATCCACAATTTTTTTTGCTCTATTTTCTTTAATAGCCTTAAAGATGATTGCGTGGATTTCTTCGTTTTTGGTAATTACTCCGAAAAGCATTCCGAATTTTTGACCTCTGTTTACGATTGCAAGTTGTGTTTTCATGGCTGTGTGTTTTTTTCGTTGTTTTGTTTGACAAATGTAAATCCTTTTTTTGAACCTGCAATACGCGAACAAAGAAAAAAGCAATTATTTTTTGAAATAATTTATAAAGTGCTGATTTACAACGCGCCTAATTTTGCGCCCTTGCAATACCGACACCAACAAGCCCACCAAGTGCGAAAGCGAATGCGCGTGTCTCATACCACTTCTTCGGCGGCTCGGCCACGATTATATTGTTCATGCCGGTAACGGTTACATAAGGGTTATCGATGCCAAGGCGAACCACCTTATCGCGCTTACGCAATAGGAAGCCTTTACGCAACGTATCTCCGATTGCAACGGTATAACTTACCGGAATGATAATTGAATCCAACTGAAGCCGTCCTGCGCGGCTTATTTGCCCACCTATCTCGAGCCACTTACCCGGCCGATGGAAGTAACGCGGCAGTCGAAGGTGCGGAAAGCTATCAATGTACACAGTCTCGCCGAGCTCGACTTGCGTCACCACCTTGGTTCGCGTCTGATATCTTACAACAACCTCCGGCTCTTTCAGCTCCAAGGCTCGGAGCTTGGTGCCTGCCGCTGCCAGCTGCACGCCTTGCGAGTACATTCGAGTACTATCTCTCGCGATACGCACAGCGTACTCATTATTAAGCGAATCGAGATACATCGCATTGCTTTCGGCCTCACCTAACGCCCCGCAAGTTCGCATCAAAAGCAGCAAAAGAAATAGGCATATTGCCAACAGGCTTAACGTGCTGATGTTGCTTTGCTGCATTTGATTAGTTCGTTTAATCGTTTGAGGTAGGTGCTCTTATCGCGCAGCTCGTTGAGCAATATATCACCCGCCACCTTAATCGGCATCGACTTCTCGGCAATGTAAACTGCCAGCACCTTCACAAGTCGCTCATCGCATTCGCAATCGGTGGCCGGTAGGTTGCTCATAATTGCCTTGTTGCTTTCTTTACCAATAGCCGAATCACATTGTCGAGCTTTTCAACGCTGTCCTCGAGCATCTTCATCACGCCATCGCGCTCCTGATCGGTTGCCCATGTATGCTCGTTAATCATTTTCACCAATCCACCGATCGATGTCAATGGTTGGCGCAGTTCATGCGATAGGGTAAAGCGAAACTCTTCCAGTAGCATCTTTTGCCGTTCGTATTCGTGGTTGCTGATGGAAGTAACATCGACCAATTGAATGCCGATAAAGTGCAGCATATCAACAATGGAATAAACATTCCACATATTGAACCGCTCCGAGCTTATCTTCTGCTTAGTCTTCGCGTATGCCCGAATCGGGTCGGGCGATTTGGTTTGCGCCTTGCGAATGGCTGCAAGCAGTTCATCGCGGTCGCTATCTTGCGCTGCGATGTCGAGTATGTTGCCGGGCTTTATGTGGCTTGAGTATTCGCGAAATAAGTCATTCGTGGTGACGATGTTGCCATCCTTATCTGTAATCACATAGAAGAGGTCAATTGATGACTCAAGGATGTGCAGCGATGCCATGCTGCAAAGATACGTTAAACCGAACGCAAATCCGCAATTAATGAACGCCATGCTGGCACACATCCGAGCGCATACTTGATGGTAAGCAGCATCGTGAAGGTCAGCACAATTCCATTTGCAAGTATATCGTAATTCATAGGCGTTGGCATTTCCGGCTCGTTTCTTACAGCGTGAGTTTTCGGGATGTAATACGTGGCGGCTGGATATAAAGATACATCACACGGCTGAATCGTGTCGAATGCTGTTAGCACTTTCGGCTTTGGCGGCTGTGCCATGACCGCCTGAAAGCTCTCACGATTCGCCTGGGCGAATGAGGTGTCTGCATTAGCAGCCTCCCAGCTCATCGTGTCAATGTTGAGCTTGCTGTGGCGCACTACTTTGATGGTATCTCTTCTAATCTGTTGCATCGCTTTTTGCTTTTGGTATGTACCCTGCGGCTATGAGTGCTGCAATTATGGCGGTTAATGTCTCGGCTGTTATCACTTTGAAGATAAGCAAAAAGATGGACACCAGAATCATAAGCGAACCGATTGTGCCGCGCCAGTGCTTCACAATCACATCGAGTATTCGCCTTGGTTTGGTAGCCCTTTTTCGCATACCTAATATACGCGAAAGCCCTTGCGGCGTTGGGGCAAGATGCCGCTAAATATTACACAATGAAAAATAGAGATTCGCCTCTTCGCGGCGGCGGTTCGTTAGCCCTGAGAGCACCTTCCCGCCTGCCTTGTTCCAACGAAGGAATTCATCGAGGATGCTTGGGTCGGCTGAGTTGGCTTTGGCTTTCTTCAGCAACGTAGACTTAACCAACGCGCCAGTTCCTACGTTATACGCAAAGCACACAAGCGCATCGAACTGGCATTGGTTGAGGTTAGGTAGGTGTTTATTGACGGCTGACTCGAATGGGTCAAGCGTGGATAGTAGCAATTGCGTTGCTTCCTTTTCGCCGCTCAGCTTTTCGCCGAGCATTACCTTCTTGCCATTCGGGTAGCGTGTCGAGCCGTAGCCTATGGTCGGCACTCCGGCGGGGCATAGGTAGCTTGAGAGCCTCAATCCCTCGTACTTCTTAATCAGATTAAGCCCGAGAATTGAGGTGCTGCGCATTATTAAAGTATCTCGTATTGGCCTGTGATGGTTAGGTAAAGGTAATTGAATGCAGTCGTGTTTGAAATCAAAAATACACTTATCTTTTGGTTTGTCCCATCAGATTGTGCATAACTATCAGCAAGCAATTCGCTTGGGTCTTTGTACCAAATTGTCCCTGTATAGTCTTTATCGCTTGAAAAATTTGAGGCAATAGGCAAATCTAAATTGAATGAGCCAGATGTTTGTCCAGTATCGAGCTGAACCTCCAAAAAGAATGACACGGTTACGATAGTGCCGACACGCGAATAAAAACCTTTTGCAAGATTTACTACCACGCCGTTAGTCTCGTCCGATACAGTAGGCGTATAAACACCGCTTTCAAACTGCGGCATCCCATCGTAGATGTTTTGCACCTCAATCTGCTTGGATGTATTGCTGCTTGTATCAACGATGTAGAAGATGTCATCGCTTGCTGCCGTTGCTAAGGGTGTTAGGTCGGTTACTTTTACGCCTGCCATAATGAATGATTTTGATTAGAACAAAGGTAGTGATTCTTTTGGAATATATTCAATCGCTGGCAATTCCTTAACCCAGTCGATGGTTGTGCTGCTTACCTCTTCGCCGCTTATTATCCAATTGCCATTCGCATCTTCGATCGGGTTGAATGTCATATCTGCGACATATTGCACACCGATTAATTGCTCAGCTTGTTCGGGTGTAAGTTGGTAAACTGTTATCATACTTGGCGAGATAAAGTGGTTTGAAAGGTTTGGACAATTGAATGGAAGATAGGTTGCTCGGTAGTGCTTAAACCTTCGCCTAAGAATGCGAATGCATACTCAATTGAGTTGTAAAATACTGGTGAGCCATTATTATTTCTCGCACCTAAAAAGAATACTACTGGCGGAAGTGCTCCGATGTTAACTGTATTTGTTGCGAGCAATGTAGTGCCTCGGTAACCCCTAAAAGCATTCACCGCTGTACGTGAGCCCATCAATAAATTGGTCGATGGATTGGCTGTATATGAAACAATGTTACCTACTGCGCCCGAAACAAAGTTACCAGCACCATAATTGTTTTGCAAGAAATATGCACCTCCATCGAATCCACCATAAACGAAATTGCCACCAACTTGATTGGTGCGAGAATAAATTCCGAATGAGTGATTGGTTAGAATCAGATTGTTGGCAATGTTTAAATTGGTGTTCGCGTATCCATTCGTGCCGTTCGGCAAAGCACCGTTAGCACTATGCGTCCATCCACCTACAAATGATAATCGATATGCAGCATTGGTGTCGGCTGGATTTTTTAGGTTGAACTTATGCGTTGTAGCCGTTCCACCAACAAATGGATAAATAGCATACATCTTTGTCCATAAACTTTGCGCCTTCAGGCTTGTTACCAACGTACATATTGCACCGCTTATCGTTGGATTTGTGATGCCTGCTGCTGTTAGGAAAGCATTTGCATCTGCATCAGCGCAACCAGCACTTGCGTACCAATAAGGATTGACAATGAAACTCATGCCCTTGTGCCGATTAATGTAACCTTTAAGCCCTTTGCCGTGCCGTCTCCAATTTGGTCGATGTCGATTGTCATTTCTGCGTCATCTGCCAAAGCGGTATCGCTTATGACTGGAGGCGTTGCAGCCGTTGTGCTTGTCTTTTCAGTGTTATCGATGGTTAGCTTAGTGCTCAATATACTTGTGCCAGCTTCATTGATGTCAACTGTAAAGATACTGCCCGATGCTTGGGCTGTTGTGAGCGATGCGCGAACGGATGTAAGAGTAACAGCTCGCGGCATCCTGAATGTAATCTTTGCGGTGCCGGTTGTCAGAGCCGTTGTTTCATCCGATGCAGCCACCACAAGCTCGAAAGGCAATGAAGCAAGCGAGCCATCACCGCGAACATACTGCGAAGTTGTGCCTGTTGGGGTGTTGAACTTGCCGTTGAATGTAGTCCAATCGCCGCTGCTTAATGCGCCTCTGTTGCTTGCGCTTGCAGTTGGTAGGTTGAATGTATGGGTAGTGCTTGCCGAGCTGATGCCGAAGTCGGTGCCACTCGTGCCAGTTGCGAAGTTCTGAACTTGCGCAGTCAAGCCATTCAATGCGTTTAGCCCTGTGGTGAATGTTGTGATTACTTGGCAAAGGTTATTGTCCTCAGTATGCAGCGTAATGTTACGCCCCGATGTAGTTACAAAAATGCGCACTGCGAGCCTATCAGTTGCAGCCAATACAGTCGAAGGTACTGCAAGCGCACTTACATACAAATCGACCACCGTGCCGCCTGTAATCGCTTCTGGGTTTGTTGACCCTGATGAGATAAGCGTAAAGGTTGCGCCATCGTACTTGTAAAGCTCCATGTAAAAGCTCGGGTTGCCACCGCCACTCGAAGCATTGAAGTAGGTCTCAAAGTTCCAATTTCCTGAAGGGATTGCCAAAAGGTTTGGGTCGCCTGCATCGGTTATGAATTGCGCGATGTAGCCATTGCCCTGCGCGTTTGTTCGTGTGAAGTTCGTGCCAGCTCCGAGAATCGGCACGCGGCTCATTTGGAAATATTGATTTCCTCCAATCGTGCCTTGACTTATCGAGCCGTTGAGATAATAGTTAACCGATGCGCCACCACCACCGCCCAAAGGGAAGTTAGCGAGTGAGCCATCGCCACGCACGTACTGGCTCACAACTCCATTGGCAGTTATGTCAATGCTTGGCGTTGTGGTTGAGTTAGGTACTGCAACGCTGAATGCTGGGTTTGTCGGGTTAGGTACTGTTGCCGCAACCGATGTAACCGTGCCATTTGTGAGGGTTGGAAATAGCGTTGGCGTTCCGGTGCCATCGAGATAGTCTGAGCTCGTTCCTGTTGGCACATCGAACTTGCCATCGAAGGTATTCCAATCGGCAAAGCTGAGGTAGCCGTCCGTGGTTGAGTCGGCTTGCGTAATGCTGATATCGGGAGTTGCCCCACCGCTTGAGGCAATCGGGGCTGTGCCTGTTACGGATGTTACACCGCCACCGCCCGGCACATTCACCTCAACCAATCCGGGCGAAGTAAGCGAAGCAGTCACGCCAGCGCCTGTGAAGTTCAGCGTTGTTGTGTTGGTGCTTACGTTGGTGCCTTCATTCTGAGTGCGCAATGGTGTTCCACCACCGCCACCAATTGCGACAAGCGGGTCGGCTGGTGTGCCGTTGCCTGTGATTGTAACGCCATCGACAGCAACCTCGGTAAGGCAAGGCTCGCAT